GTCCCCTTATCTCCCTCAATGTCTCGAGTCGGAAAAATCATTATGCGACGCAGTTGTTAAAAAATACGCCAAGATCTCCACCGGTAACCTTGAAGTCGAAAGCCGCCAAGGTTTCCACGATCTCGCTGTGGTTGTGATCCATGCGGTAACGAAGGGTCCGAAGACCTTCGAATTGATCCGCACCAGCCACGCCGGTAAACGAGAACATATAACCGGCCGACGGAGTCATTAGACCCGGGTTGGCTGGCTTGTACATCAAGAGTGCGTCTTTAGGATCAAAGATCGGAGCATAGCTTGCCGTCGCGCCTTGTGCCGCCGTGTTAGAGATAGAGCTCGCAACAATTACCTCGTCCACGTCAAAGATCGCCGCCAAGAGGTCAGTCGTCACAATGCCGCGCTCGCTGTACTTTACGCGATCAAGGATATCGTCCGAGTCCTTGAGAGCCGCGTAAACGTCTTTTCCTAGCACCAAATGCCGAGGCTTTCGGCCGGTCTTACTTTCGATAGCCGACTGTTGGTCCGCGATGTCCTTGATCGGGGTTCCGTTTGCCGTGCTCCAAAGGTTGCCTGGAGTAATGTCGTTAGAGCTGCCGCCCGTCCATACGCCAGTGGTGAAAGCCGCCGCCGCAAAAACTTCGTCTCGTTTTTGGAGTAGCTTTTCCGTGACGTACTGCGTCGCGCTCGTCAAGAGATCAACACCCGCGTCCGCATTGGCCACGGTGTAGTCGTCCAGACTTGTATGGACCCCGTATTGCTTGCACGAGTACGTGTCCTGGCTCATGGTAAAGTTGGCGCCTCGGGTAGGTGCTCCGGTAGCACGGAGACCCGCCTCGCTTCGAAGCCAGTTGTCTTTTGTAAAGACGTGGAACTTGTTCGAGAGGTGAGAAACGTTTACCGATGGAAACAACTTGCTTGCGATAAATTTGGAAGTCTCTTGCGCGTAGGCAATCGAAACGTTCGTAAGTGCTTGATCTACATGCACTTCTGAGGTCGTAATAGGCATCTCTTAACTCCTTAGAAAATTGTCGGCGACGCGCAGTTAACAACGGCCGTAATGTACTCGTCGGCCGAGCCTGCTTGGATTGTTTGTCCACAAACGACGTCTGACGCATCAGCCAAAACCGCCTGACCGTCGTCTGAGGCTTCTCCGGCGTCCGACGGAGCGATAAGAGCGCCCTCGTCCATTGCCTCGCCGATCTCGATTTTAGTAACGCCGACGATCATAACGGTCGCCGCCTCACCATTGCCGGGTGCGTTCTGAAGAACCCCAATTGGAATTTGTCCAGCCGAGTCCGCATCTGTAAGAACGACGTCGCCGTTCCCGTCTAGCTTAACGAGATTGTATTGCTTGGCCGAAAGGTCGGCCGCTGCTGTCAAAGTAATGATGATTCCGCTTCCAGACTGCTCATAAGCCATGGTTAACGCCCTCCGTTAGTGTTGCGCCCTTGGCTGTATGCCGCGTAGAGCTCGGGATTGGTTTGGATTGTTTTGGCGATGGCGACCGGCATGGTCATCTTTCCGCCTGACTGCTCGACCTGAGTCTTGGCGATAGCTTGGATTTTTTCCCAAGGATCGCTTGAGCCCAGCTCGGGGACGTTCTTCCCGGCTTCGACTAAGAGAGGACCACCTTGGAGCGCCGCGCTTGCGGATTCAAGAGCCTTCTCAACGCGAGCGCCAAGATCTTCGTCTCGTGCTTTAATGTCGATCATAAGATCAACGACTTCGTCGATGGAGTGTCCTGGAATATTTTGGAGAGTGCTCTCGGCTTTTGCCATGTACTCGCGCCGAGCTCTCTTGGCAATTTCAACCCCAAGTTCTTTCTCGAGCTTTTCGCTTTTCTGAGATAGCTCTTGGTTGGACTTCCAGATTGCATCGATAGCCGCTTGAGCGGACTCGGGAAGCTTGGCGAGAGACTTCTTAAGCTCTTCCTCTTCTTCCTTCTCATACCGCATCTTTTTCTCTTCGTCGTGTTCGGCTTTTTCTGCCTCTTCTTCCATGGCCTCTTTAGGCTCTTCGCCTGAAGCTTGGCGCAACGCATTAAGCGCCTCGCCGACTGGCATCATGTCGCTATACGCTTCGAGAAGTTTCATTGCCGCCATAATCGCGTTTTTTGCGTCTTCCGGCATCTCCATTTTTAAAATCCCCTCAAGCTTAGATACGGCGTCGCTCTGCCCATCAGCTTTAAGAACTTCGACTAAAATTTCGTCCATTGTTCCACCTAATGATTTCCGCACGGGAAACCGGTCTTTTAAATTAGCCCCCGCTTCGACGAGCGAGACCTCGAGGGTCTCCACGTTCTTTAGCGAAGTAATGCGTCGCTTTTTGCTCATAGCGGCCGCCTCTCGTTTTCGATTGTTTGTGTCCTGACTCGGACGAGGTGGGTTATATCTCAACCCACGAGAATAATCGCCTAAATTTAAGGAGCGGTCAACCTTCTAAAAATTCGACCGTCGGCATGTCGGACTCTTCCATGGGCTCCCGGGTTCCAAAGCCCCCGATAGAAAAGGCGTTTAACTCCCCGGCTTGGACCTTTTTCCAGTGCTCCGGCCCGAGCTTTACACCCAGGACCCACGAGCCCGAGCGAAGATAGTCCGACCCGAATGGGGTCTTTTTGGCCTGGTGAGGCTTGCCGTCAACCGCGTTCTTATAGTCCTCCGGCGTCGGGTATGGATGGATCCAACTCTCGACAACTTGCGCCTCGATCTCTCCGTTGTGCTCAAGTCCCACGGTCCGGCTCGTTGCCAACCAGTTGTGGGCCGTCTCTTCGATGGTCGCCGGACTTAAATAATCGTTATGTCCGTCGACAATATAGGGGTCGAGGACAACACCATAAACGATCCGTTTCGCCTCGTCGGCCTTATGAACGGAGACGGCTTTCTTGGCCTGCTCGCGCTCGTACTGTCTTAAAACTTTCTCGGCCCACCGGCGCCCCGGGTTACCTCCCCAGAGCAAATGAGCCACCAGACCCGCGCCCGGGTAGTCCTTGTTTTTCGGGTCCTTGTTTGCCGGAGCCTCAAGGTCCTTGGCGTGACGGGTGAAAAAATTAACCATGCGCTTGATGGTCTCAATCGAGACCCGTCTCCCGTTCTTAAGGTCGCGAGCTCTTGCCACGCCGACCTCGGTCCCGCCTCTCCCATGTTTGGCTCGAAGCATAAGCCCACGGGCCGCCGCATCCTGGACGCCGAGCGGTGGCTGGTAGCTCTTTTGTTTTTCTAAGAGCTGGCCAATTTTCTTAAACTTCCGCGCGAGCTCTCCCCGCCGGTCCCCGCTTTTTCGAATGCTCCACGGGTGAGGTAGGGAAAAGTCGGCAACGTTTCCGAGCGCTAGTCTCGCGGCCTTGCCCAATGCGATAACCGCCACCGGCTCCCGGTCCCCGTTGTCCTCAAGCTCCGATAAGTCGATAACGTCGACGTCGGACCGCTCAAGCCCGAGAGGTTTAAGATACTGCTCTTGGAAGACCCGCCCCTCGACGCCGCATAAGTGAGACTTTCTTACTCGGTCGAGGTTGCTTGGTTGGCTTACAATAAAGAGGAGCTTTTTAACCTTCTCTTTTTTTGGGTGTCCTTCCGGGAGTAAATCATAATCCGTAGTATACTTTGGATTTGGTGGACGGCCGGAGCTTAAGAGCTTTAAAAACGAATTAACCCGAGCCATTGCCCACTGGTCCCGGCTTGATACGCTCGGCCGGTGACTCGTAGAGAACGCCCCCGCGCCTCGTCTAAATACAGCCTTTAAAGCTCCGAGGTTTGCTCTCTTGCTTTTGTCGTCTCCGACTTTTTCGTTATGCTTGTCCCTCTTGGCTTCGAGCGCTTTTATGTTTGCCGCGCTTAGTTTAATCGCCCCGCGTTGGCCGCTTGCGGATCCCTCGGGGTTTTTGTCGCTGCCCCGTCGACGCTCCGAGGGCTTGGCTGGTGTCTTGGGGTCGTCGTTTTTGTCGAACCTAGAACCGACCCGAGCGGTGGCCGTTGCTGCCGCGAGCTCCTTGTTGCCTGTTCTTTCGAGAATAGCGTTGTATATCTTATCCCACTCTTTACCCTTGGCGAGTCTCTCGGGGTCGTGCTCTTCGATAACCTCGAAGTCGATGGCCTCGGCCGCTCCCTCGTGCGGCACGTAATCGCCTATCATTAAGACCGGGCCGCCCTCGTATTTCATCCAGTG